TAACAAAAGCATTGGCTGCTTTAAACTTTTTAAAGATATCAACAGAAGCATCCGTATTAGCGTCCTGGGCGGCCTTTACAAGGTTATCCAGGTCTGCGGTGACATATCCTATCAACTCTTTTACTTTAGCCTCAGAACGGCTTAGAGCGCCTTGAGACTCGCCCTTTCTTACCGTAGCCATCAAGCTGCTTCTAAAGTTTTTTAGCTGATTATAATCAAGCGAGCCATCGGTAGCATCCTGGAGCAATCTACCAGCCTGCTCTAATGCAGGGTTTAAGTCTGGGGCTCCAGTTGCAGTCTTTGATTGTGATAGGTACTTGGTGACAAACTTCTGTGTGGCGCCGGCATCAGATCTAACCGTGTCGCCAATCAGTTCGCCCACCTCGTCATACATTGCTGTTACTTGCTCATCATAGCGAGCCCTAGCTGCCTGGGCTGCGCCCATTACTTGGTCGGCTGCCTCTGACGTTGTTCTTACTCCGCCATACCTACCAGCCATCTTTGCGGTAGCCTCATCAAGCTCGATCAAAGTTTTCTCTGCGTTCTCTTTCATGATACGAACAGAAGGGGGGGCCGCTGATAAATACTCCTCAAATAAATTAACCAGGGGATTACCGCTAACCTGGCCGGCAGTGGGGTTGCTCATTCCTGCGCTTTTCATTCTATCCATGGCACCCTTAGCGGCGGCATCCATAGAGTTGACTGCGTAACGTATCGGACTGCCAACCGCAAACTTAACGCCGTTGTAAATCTTGGAAACGATTGGACCCGCAGCAGCATTAACTGCCGCAGTAGTAGAGAAGTCACCTAACCGCTCCACACCAGTCCTGGTATCTTCGGTTTCTCCAAAGAAATCCAGAATCCCAATATATGCTTCCCTTGCCGCAGCACTACCAAGTCCTTCCCCTGCCACAAATCCAGCAGTTGCTGCAGGAATAGTTCCTATGACTGTGGGAGAAGCGGCTGCAGCTGCAGCGGTAGCACCCGCAATTCCGCCACCAATTCCGCCAATAGTCTCGGCTATCTCTGGACCTACATCAGCAAAGTCTCCCAGGGTGGGGATCGGCATGCCGAACAATCTAACGTCTTCATCGAATAACGTGAGGGTGCCAGTCTCTGGATTAGTAAATACAAAGTTACCTCGACCAAACCTAGCCGCTCCGCTCTTGGGATCTAAAACCTCAACGGGGATTGCGTCTGGAAAGAATTTTTTTAGCGTTGCAATCTTATCGTTAGATGATTGCGCTGCCGCTACCTGGGCTCTTACGCCAGCATCCGCTCCAGATTTTGTATCAATAGAATCCAGCAGCTCAGATTGAGCCAGGTTCATAAGCTCATCGTCTGTGTAATTTCCTACCGAAGGAATATCCGGCAGGACCATAGATAAAAGCTGGTCATCGCTCAGCGTTTCTAATGCTTTCTCTGTCACTACAGTAACCCCGCTGCTTTTAATTTTGCGCGTAACTCTGGGTTTCGCTTGGCTCTTTCTTTCAACACATCAAGCGCCTCATCGCTCGTCAGCTCTGGAGAAGCCGACTTCTTGGTCTCTCGAAGCGTCCTATCAAAAGCCTTTCCTGCACTGGCCTTCATTGCGTTAAAGGCATTTTGTCTTCGTTCTCTTTTAGATTGCTGCCTAGCTAGATCGTCGCCAAACCTTGGCACATATAGCTCCATAGCCATTTCAACTTCAGCTACTGGGATAGCCGCACCCGACTCATCTCTTAACTGAGCCATAGTAAAATCTCTGGCAGCGTCTCTTAAAATTCCGTACTTAGACGACACCAAAGCATTTTCAGCTAAGTCAGGTATAAATGGAGCCAGCTCTACAAATTGATCCCTGGGATTCAATGGGTCAAACCCAGAGTCCATCAGGTCATCAATAACCTGCATTTGATTCATCATGCGAAAAGCATACTTCGCAGAGTCTTCTTGCTGAGCCGTAAAAATGCTTTTCTCTTTTTCAGTGCCGGCAATAACCGCAGAAGCAGTTGCACCCATAGGAACCATGGTTGATTGGTCTGGGCTGGTTGTAGAATTTTCTAGGTCTTCAATCGTTAATACTGGCATAGCTTAATCCTTGGTAAAGTATATTATCTGACCATCCGCACCAGGACGCTGAAATATTGCAGCGCCAGTTTCTGCCTGGTATCGACCAGTAAAGGTCGCACCTGGAAACTCTGCGGGTGGCGTAATATCTGCAGGAGCAGGCTGAGTGAATATATCACTTACATCCAGGCCGCCAGACTCAATAACCTGTGTACCGGTTTCTGTTTGAATTGGTGTTCTGCGGGGCTCAGTAACATACTTCAAAGCCAGCTTATATTCTGGCTTTAATTTAATAGATGGATCAGTCTCTGCAGCCAGAAGAATGTTAAACATCTGCGCCTCTAAGCTCTTGCCGGAAAAAATACCACCGGTTTCTTTGAGGGCTGCCAGGTCATACTTGAATCGTGCATCAAGCATCTTCTCCTGCATGTCCTTGGAGTCTTGCCTCTTTTGCTCTACATCCTGGTAAGCCATCTGCATGAGCTTGGTTCTCATCTCTTCAGCTTTTTCCTGGCGCTTTTGTGCAGCCTCGCTGTAAAGATTAAATCCTGCTGCCAAGCCATAACCAATAGAAGAAGGTCTTCCGCTCGCAGCTTGCTCAACCAACCCTCGGCTAAGGTCTGAGGCCAGACCATACAGGCCACGCTTCTTAGTAGTAGGCATAAGGAAAGAAAGCTCCTGGGCCTTCTTGTTAATAGACGCCATGTCAATTCCTGACTGGGGCTTATTCTGAAGCTCCTGGAGCTGAGCAAAGTATGCGAGTGTTGGATCCAATGTATCTGCCATTATGCTGACCCTTGATTCATGTAAGTGCCTGCAGCACCCAATGCACCTAATCCTGTAGCAAGACCAGCCTGCAAAGCACTAGGCGGCGGAGTATAAGTTGTGCCAATAGTTGTTTGACCGCCGGCCCCTACACCCATATTCATAAACGGCATCAGCGCATTGTATTGGTTCAGTGGAGCCATCTGCGCTTGCTGCATTGCTGCACGCTGAGCGTCAAACTGCTGCTGCTGATTACCCTGCTGCATTCCGCCGTACTGCATTAGATTCTGCATCTGCTGCTGGCCTGCTGCCTGCTGTGCATTGCCTAGACCCTGGATGAATCCACCATAGCCTTGTTGCGCTGCAAGTTGCTGCTGACCAATTTGTCCCTGAAGGCCACCCATAGCACCATAACCCTGGGCCATCGTTGCAGCATTCTGAGCTGCGTTATTACCCATTTGAGTCCTAGCGTCCTGCATGCCCTGGCCTGCGCCCATCATTGTCTGACCAAGCTGAGTGCCTGCGCCATACATTTGATTAGCCACGTTACCCATGGTTTGGCCGTACTGCTGCTGAGCACCCATTCTGTTTTGAGCGCTCTGTCCTAAGTTAGAAGCCAGGTTCTGCTGGTTGCTTAAACTTTGACCAGCCGTACCCTGTAGCAAGCTACCATAGCCTTGGCCCGCAGCTAATCTGCTTTGACCTGCCTGGCCTTGCTGCTGAGATAACTGCTGCTGAGAACCAAGTCGTTGCTGTGCGCTTGAGCCTAACTGTGCGCCATACTGCTGCTGAGCACCTAGACGTTGTTGCGCCTGGTTACCCATTTGATTAGATAGCTGGCTAGATACATCCATCTGCTGCTGACCAATACGGCCAATGCCTTCCGCTTCAGCACGGTCTGCTGCAAGTCTTTGCTGGCCAACTGAGCCCAGGGTAGACGCAAGATTCTGTCTCGCCCCCAGGGTAGATTGAGCTGCGCCCATCTGCTGAGAAGTCAAAGCCTGGTCCGCACCAAACTGAGTCTGTGAAATGTCGCCAGATCTTCTAGCCAGGTCAGATTGTGCCGCAGCCTTTTGTGCCGCAGTCTGTCCCATTTGAGAAGCCAGCGTTTGATCTGCACCAAACTGAGTCTGAGAAATGTCACCCGCTCTTCTAGCCAGGTCAGACTCTGCTGCTCCCATCTGTGAAGCAGAAGAACCAAGTTGAGAAGCAACGGTCTGTCCTGCACCAAATCTCTGAGAACCAGCAGCCGACAACCGATCTGCAATACTCTGATTAGCCGCCAAGTCGCCGGAGGCTTCCTGGGACATTCTTCCTGAGAGAGACTGATCCGCAGACAATCTGCTTGCGGCGCCTTGAGACAAAGTATCTGCAGCTCTTGTTTGAGCCCCTAATCCTTGACCGCCTAGAGAAGCCAGCCCTTCAGCTGCGCCACGCTGCGCCCCTTGCTGTCGAGCAAACTCACTCATCGCAGTGCTTTGAGCATTCTGGAACCCCTGAGCTCTGAGGCCGCCAACTTCTTTGGCCAACCCTCTACCCATTGCTTCCGCTCTTTCTGCTGCGGTTAATCGCGCCCTTGAACCAAAGGCTGATTCGCCACCAGACCGAATGTCACTAGCAGTCTGTGCCATGTCTGACTGAGCCAAGCCCTTAGTGGCATCCTGGATCATTTGATTTACAACACTGTCCTCATAAGGATTCATATACTGAGAAGTCGTTGAAGGATCAAACGCCCCCAAAGACCCTCGTAACAAATCTTTCGATTCCCCTAGGCCGGTTGAATACTCATCTAGCGCAGTAATGCCGCGCTGCTCTGCATCAGATAGTCTGTTGCCGAAACGGTCAACAGCGGCACCAAGCCTAGCTGTAGCTTCACCTTGTCGGTTGGTAAATCTGTCAACAGCTCCACGCTCCTGGCCTAATGCCTGGTTGAGCTCTTGATTTAATTTTTGTTCTGCACTCTGCAGCGAGGTAGTAGCTTGACCCAATCCTTGCCCAAGTCGGCCAACCGCGCCCTCTTGCCTGGATAGTGAACCAGCTAAGCCAGCGCCCAAACCTTCAACGCCCTGCCTAAGTGCTGCAGTAGAAGCATCTAGTCCTGAACCTAAACCAGCAACAGCTCGACGCTGCTCTGCCAGGGATCCGCCTAAGCCACCTCCCAGTTCATCTACTGACCGAGACAAACCTTGAGTTGCCTGGCCTACCTGCCCAGAAAACTGGCCCTCAGCGCTTCGCGCTAAACCTTCAATGCCACCCAAGTCTCTAGCAAACTGATTGCCTGACTGCTGTAGCATTTGACCTTGCTGGCCAAGTGCCTGGCGCTGCATTGCTGCACCACCGGCTAACTCGCCAGCTGCACCAGCAAGTCCTCGATCAAAACCAGCTGTAGACCTTCTCGCTAAATCATCAACATTAGATAGATCTGTACCAAACCTGTCTGCAGCTCCCTGCCCAGTTCTTTCTGACCTAGCAAGGTCGCTCTGAAATCTACTTAAATCCTGCTCGCCACGCTGCTCAACTGCACCTAGCCTGGCGTCAAATTGAGAAGCTGCGCCCCTGGATAAATCTTCTACGCCCTGAGCTCTCTGGTCGAATTGTTGCTGAGACGCTAGAGCCTGTCGCTGCTGATCTTGCAAATCGGTGCGTAACTGTCCTGTCGCTGCTTCGGCCTCTCGTCGGTTACGGTTAATCCCACCAAGGGCGTCACCTAAACCTCGCTGAGCTTGAAACTCAGATATGCCTGAGCCACGCTGCAGCTCTTGAAGTGATTGTCGCTGAGAGGCTAACTGAGCTTGCTGGCCTTGACCTAAAGCACCCAGCCCCTGCTCATATGCTTCTTGTGAAGCCTGGAGAAAAGGCTCTTGAGAACCAACAGCATTTCTTGCCAGTTCAAAGGCTGCCTGTTGATCTGGGCTAAACCCAGCAATCTCCTGGGGAGTGACCAGGGGTCGGCCCTGCTCATCAAAGAAGCTGCGCTCTGCTGCTTGCATTGCACCAGGTATAAAACCACCCTGGCCATCTAAACCATAAAGCATCTGCTGGACGATAGGGTCCATGCTGGTTTCAGACTTCTGAATTCCCGCTACATACGGAGAAGCTGCACCGCCTTCCTGAAACTTCTTAATCTGGGCTGGGGACATAATCATGCTGGCTCTCCTGCAAAATCTTTAAACAGCTTCATCATGTCATACATGAGCTTGGTGCCTTTATCTCGATCTTCTTTACCCAAAGGCTCTAGCGTAATAATGCCGCCGTCCTTCTTCATTTGAAACGCACCAGCTCCGCGCACGGCTTGACCGGTCATAACAAACTCGCCATCACTGAGCATGGCAGGAATATCGTCACTGACTTCTGTGCCTGGGCCTTCAATGTCGCCAACCATACGCTCAAACTCTTCCATGGAAACATTGCCGCCATCAGCATAAGCCATGACTGGACCGCCATAGCGCATGCCTTCAGCAGGTGGTGGCGTTGGTCTGCCACCGCTCAAAGTTGGGAAGGTATTAGCTGGAAGCAAGCCAAACTCGGTTGGATTGGGTGCTTCATTACCCATACGTCTTGCAATTTCTGCTTCAATGTTGTAGCGACCTGCTGCATTCATCGAAGTCATTGGGGTCTGTGCGACACCTTTAGCGTTCTTGGCTTCATCATACGCCAGCTTGCCCAGCAAACCAGCCAGGCCAAGAGCTGCAATGTCCTTGCCTCCAAACCCGCTTCCGCCGCTTCCGCCGCCGCTGATTGATTTAATGAAGTCGGGCGTTGGATTGCTTCCGCCAAACCCTAAGCTATCGCCTATGTTCTTTATATAGTCTGGCGTATCAAACGCCTCATCAATAAAGCTGCCATTGGTGAATGGGTTCAATGCCGACAATCCACTAGAGGCTGTACCTGCCTGCATTTGACCGCCTGGCACATTTAACATTGTTCCTGCAATAATCATGTTAGGGTCAGATATATGAGGATTGTTCGCCATCATCTCTTCGACTGAAACACCCATTTGAGCGGCAATCTGCGAGAGCGTATCTCCAGACTGGATCTCGTACTGCTGTGCAACACCCGCTGGCATTGCTCCGCCACCAAGGCCCGCTAAAGTTGTAAGGCTCTTGCCCATCACTCCGGTTGGTGCGCCAGGTAAAGAGCCTGGACGGAATACGGTAGACCCTGCTCCGCCAACCACTCCAGGAGTTAATGCTTCGCCAGAGTAACTTGCGGTCTTTAATAATCCAGGTATGCCCTTAGTGCCGCCCGCTCCGCCAAAGATGGTTTCCATTGGATTGGAAGCCAAACTTCCTATGCCACTACTTATGGCTGAACCGGTCCCGCTAAGACCTGCGCCAATGCCGCTCATAAAGCTGCCGCCACCGGCCTTGGTTATATTAGATATATTAGATCCAATACTGCCGCCTGTTGCTGCAGGACCTGCAACAGTTAAAAGGTTAAGCGGACTAATGTTACCCTTAGCTACGTCATAGACAGTGAATGCCTTGTTTGCCAATGCGGCGATAGGCTGCCAGGGACCAGGTATAAACTGAGCCACTTTAGCCAGGGGCTTAACGACTTTCTTAACAACCTTCTTAACACCCTTAGCTATCTTCTTAAAGAAGCCAAATTCTTCCAGGCCAGTAATTGGGTTTAATGAGGCAATGCCTAAACCAACAACAGCCTGGTGCGGGTCAATGTCTAATTCTTCAAACCGCTGCTGTACAGCACGCTCAAAGTTTTCATCCTCGAATGCTTCAGGGGGAAGAACCACCTCACCTGGTCGGAGGTGAGCCAGGGCAGTATCATCGCCACGACCTTCCGCAGCCAAAGCAATAGCCTGCTCAGCCATGGGAGCATTTGCTCCAACCATAGCGGCTTCAGCCAAGTGTTCGTAAGTTCTTCGTTCAGTGGGGTCGTCTGTCGCCTGGGCTTGCATCATCATCTCTTCGATGGCTGCTGCAATGTCGGCATTAGGATCTTGACTAGCTTCTTGTTCCATGACCGCTTCTTGGGCCTGGCTCATTAAGGCCATTTGCTCAGCGGATGGCACTGAGCCGCCCTCCTGCATCCTCATAACGGGCCCACCCATATTCATGGGTTGAGCCTCAAGGCTGGCAAATAACTGGTCTTCTAATTTCATATTCATGGCGTGTTCACCGTTACAGTTCCCAAGCCGGAATTTATTGCCTGACCAGCTGGATAGGTCTGGTGGGAATACAAGTCTCGCAAAGCATTTCCATCAAAAGCCTGGTGTATTTGGTTAGTTGTATTAAAGATTATAGCACCCGTTGCAAACTGAAGGGTACTAATTTGTGTTGAGTTAAAGTGTGGGGATATTGTAAAATCGACAGAACCGAGATTTATTTCTAACACTCGCACCAAACGGTTGAATGTTTCAACATCAACTTCCGAGCCAGTTCCGCCAATAGCCAGGGGTAGCCTGGTCTCCAGCAACCTACTCACGCTCGACGACCACTTGGTTGAATGTCAATCCTGGTCGAGCCCAGCCTCCACTTGTATCCAAGTTGATTGTTAGATGCAGAGTCGTCATCTGACTCAAACCTAAATACCAACTGCCGAGAGCGGCTTCTGACGTTATTGTATGTGGACGTTTCAGTAACCTGGGTGGTGGAATTAGTGGTTAAATCTTGACCAGGGTAGTCCCTGCTTTTCAACACTATATTCATTGCGGGGTTATTGCTTGAGGTGCCATCACTAATGAAAGCAACGTCAGGTATGATCTGCTTCACAAAGGAGAAGTTCTCTCCGTCACCAATCGCGGTATCACCCGATTCCACAAACACATTGGTCATTGCTGTGTTGTTATCGTTATAGCCAGTCTCATGCTCAAACACCAGGCTCTGTCCATACCACTGCGCCGCAGACAAGGGAAGGTCTTCAATGCCTGCATCTAGCCAGGAGTATCTGACCAGGGAACCAATAGACCAGGTGTTCTCTTCGTAATTAAAAATAACGTACCTGCTGATCTCTCCAGTGCCATCTTCTTTTGATGGGTAGAAGAACCACATCTCACCAAACTCAGAGTTTAAACCCATGTGGCATTTAAACGCCTGCTCCAGGTCCAGGTCCTCAAATACATATTCCTGCACGCTGCAAGGCAGTTTCTTAACTGCACCTGTATATACATAGAATCCTGTCTTCGACGCAAAAAATACCCCACTCGGCGCATTTACTGCAGCCTTGGGTCCAATCAATCCTGCACCCTCATTGACCAGGTTGACCGCAAACGTCAATGGCGGCCCTATAAAGTTCATGCTGTACAGGCTAGTGTCAGTCCAGATAAGGATCTCCTGCCTGGACTTTAATCCGCCGACAATGAAGGAACCAGAGCTCAATCTCACATCACCTGCCGAGTTGGTTGGCAGGGGCTCAAACTCCAACTCATTCTCTGACGCAGAGAACGCCACTAACATGGGATCAATAACGCCGGTCCTGGTGCTGCCACTAACAGGATCGCAGCCAAGGACTACCAAGTGCCGGTCTGTCTCTGAGGTGATAACCTGCAGCCCAACAGTTGGAACCTGGTTAGCACCGCTGACAGTGGAAAGATTTTTCGCTTCAACGGTAACGCCGTTATTCTCTACCCAGCGGTATATGCCTGCGCCCCTGGGGTTTATTATTAAGTTCTCACCAAAGTTATCGTGCGTCCATAGTCTCAGCTGATTCACTGCAGATATGGCGTTAGCCGAACCATAGGCGCCATTGCCCCAGGTCCCGATACCCCAACCTGTGCTGGTTACATATGTATCCAAGCCCACGTTTATTTGATAGGTGCCCACGGTACTAGATCCGCCATTGCCAGAGTCACTGGCATTTGCTGTAACAGTAGTGCCGCTGGTATCTTTTGCGACTATCGTATAAGCGTTGGCGGTGGTTACCAGGGCGATCTGATATTCCTGGTTAAGAACGGCAGCAGTTACGTTGCCGCCTAAAGAGGCTGCGCCACTAAAGGTAACAAAGTCATTTGTCACCGCCCCGTGGGCAGTATCTGTAATGGTAATAGCAGAGGAGCCATTGGAGGCTGCGAAGGTTACATCACCGGCAGAAGTAACCAGGCGAATGGGGGTAACGTCATTGTAAGCGTCACCTTCTTCAATATAGTATTTCCAGGTGGTCCCTATTCCTAGGAACCTGGTGCCGCCCAGGGAGATCCAGCTATGCAGCGCACGGCCTAAACCAAGAAAGTAATTCTGGCCAAGCTGTTGCCAGCCGCCTACTTTCTCAACACGAGCCTTTCTAAATCGCACAAGATTGCCATCAACCCAGCCGCCTTGAGCGCTGTAGTCGGTGGCTTCTTTATTTATGCCAGGCTGAAACTCTATCTTTGATAGCGGCATCAGCTATCACGCTAGTCGAATGATCGCGCCTGTTGCTGTTGGCGTTGGGAAGACAACAGTAAAGTCTCCAGCAGTGGAGGTTTTATCTCCACCAAAGTCCACAGCACAAACAGCTTTATCTGATTGAGTATCGTTATAAATCAAGCAGCCCCTGGCGGTAATTGTGGCATTGCTAAAAGTGAGATCGTTAAAATCACACACGGCAGTAGTGCCTGTAGCGAATGGCGTTACGTTAGTAAGCGCAGATCCACCGGAGGAGTAGTTAGTCCCACTAGCCTGGCCTGTTGTAGTAAAGGCGGTTGTAGCCGCGCCCAGGTTAGCCGAAGAAGAGTATAGCGCTAACTTAAAACTGTTAGCCCCGTTAGTAAAATTGTGCGTACCCACAAGCAGCTCTTGCTTGAAAGACGTACATATTGCTGAAGATATAGCCATCGTCACAGCTCCTTTAAAAATTTGGCAACGTCACCGTGGCCAATTTCTTCTAGTTTATTGGACACTGTAACACGATCCGAAGCGATTGCGCTTCTCATGCCTGTTAATATTACATTATAAACTGCGTTTCGGAAAGCAAACGCCTGTTCTTTTATATGAGGAGACGCCTGCTCAGATATACCACAAATTCTATTTGTAGTCTGCTCAGCCCAAAACTCAGGGGCATGACCACGGTTGCTAGTCGTTTCAACCGTGATCTGCCCCATATTTAAACCAATGGTATCCTTAATCATCCTTTATATGGCTCCGGTGCTTTAGGCATTTCTATGGTTTCCAGGTCGTGCTTTTTAATCATGCCAGGCAGCATGGATCTTGGGCATAACACCCACTCTCCATCTGGGCTAGGCATAGCAACCATGGGATCATCCAGCCGGTGATAGCCGTACAGCCTTTCAGTAATAGGGACATTGCTATCCAGAAGCGTTGACCTGGGTGAGGCGCCTATAGCGATTCCCTCAGATATGCACTTAGATATCCAAAACTCCAGGCAGGCTCTTCCTGCCTCAGCAAAGTGAATGTTCTCTTTATAACTAAAGTCCATGCCAAATAGGTCCATCTGGCCAACCTTGTTCCACAAACCAAATGCAATGGCATAGGCAGCGGTGGTGTTCAAGTAGGCGCATTTTGCTGAGGTGGCTACTTCAGCTAAAGGATATTCAACAATGGCAGGTACTCTCTCGTCCAGGACGCAGGAGTAAATTGGCTTTGTCACTAAAGGTAACAGCTTACGCATTACATCAGTCTGATTGCCTGCATCCTCAGAATCCAGATACCTGGTAGGAGGATCCATCATAAAAACTCTATCATAATTAAATGCGGCTAAAGCTGAGTTAATAACCCAAACCTCATCCCATTCTTTAGAGTTCTCCAGGCCAATCACAAAATCAATCTGTGAAGCGCCTAGTCCGAGTATTGCAATTTTCTTACCTTTAAGTTCTTTTATTCTTTCCATTAAGTGACACCCGTGCGTAGTAAGTCATACCTATATTCATCCCTGGTCTCTCGGCCCTCACTCACATTCTTCATGCGAGCTAAGGCTTCTTTAAACCTGGTCTCAAAGGTGGCTACTACATCGGGAGTCTCTTTTAAGAAAACTGCTGCCTCAACTAAAGTACCGTACAACAACGCATCGCTATATTTCGTTGACAATATCGTAGTGCCTGATTCGGCACCTTGAGTCAAAGAAGCTGGCTTATACAAGTAGTGTAGCTCGATTGTATCTGCCGCATCAGGAACCGGTGAAAGTTCAAATGCGCTGTCATCAAACAGGCTGTAATACTTGGGCGTTCCAGTAACAGTTGAATTGGGGCTATACTCTTTAATAAATGACGGGTGCTTAAATAACAAATACGAATACACATTTGATTTAATAACCGCCAAAGAAAAAGGCGCGTAAAAGTCTGTAGGTGTAGCCAGGAAGCGGTTGTTCTGCGAGACCACCCCCTGGACGTTCTTGCGCTGCTCAGGCAGCTGAACCATAGAAAAAATTCGATCCTCAGACTCTCTGATAAATTCATCCAGGTTATCATTAAACGTGGTTTCATTTACCTGCAAATAGTCCTGAACCGTAGACTTCAAAGTCGCTAATGTAAAGCTCATGATGTAGTTACCTCCACAGATCCTACATTAGCACTTATTGCAAATGTTTGCAAAGTTGTACCTAAAATACCATCGCCCACATTCGTGTACATGGTAAAGACAGTGTTGTCATGGCCGTCCGACGAAGGATCTGGCCTGGATTCTTTTAAAGCCTGGGGATCTACTGGGCTCGGCTTTCTCATAAGCTGGGGGTGCTTAGGAGACCATTGATCCGGTCCAACCAGCAGGCCGTCCCAGGTCTTCTTCATATCTTTGAGTCTATAGCGGAATCCTGTTATGTCACAGATTCCGTATGCTCTTCTGTTAGATGCAAAGGCCATTAGGCAATGTTATACCCGCGCAGATCAGGAGCGATTCTAAACGAGGCGCGTTCTTCGTCTTGCGATAGCGCTCGCTGAAACTCTTCATCATACATCTGCTTGAGCATTCCTACTTTCTCCGGTGCTTTCTTTATGGCCATGTAATAAGCCAGTCCTGCTGCCAGGCACGGATAGAACCGGAAAGGGAGATCCAAAGTATTAGCACCTGCACCAGAATCATCCATCCTGGTCAGCACGTTGCAGTAAACAGTGTAAGTGCTGTTCTTGTCAGGCGCCGGCCAAACCGTAATGGTAGGGCTCAAAACTTTGTTTATGTAAAACTGATTAGGCTTACCAGTCGTGGCTTTAGTTGCCAGGTTAGAATACTCTGCCCTGGACATTCTACTGAGAGGAACATCAGTCTGCTGGTTACCCAGGGTCTCCCTGATAAACACATCAAGCACATCAATAGTTGCCGTTGGATTCGTGGCATCTATATCATACTGCACCGTGTCGGCAACCATAGGTAGAACCTTCTGGGCAACAGTCCACTGGTTTAAGCCCCTGTTAGCCCACTCGGCCAACATAAGGTTTAAAGAGCGGTTAGCAGACCTGAGATCGTAACCAGTACGCAGCTCTAGGCCGCATCGCTCGAACGCTTCCTCTACATACTCAGCTACATCGAGCTCAAATGTTTTAGTTCCGCTTACAGCCATTACGGTCTCCGCAAGTTGCTTCCAATGTTAGGCATACCACCGCCCTTCATTCCAATAGGCTTCATCTTACCACCGCCCATCTTGCCCTGCACTCTTCCGTACAAGCCACAGTTGCTGCTTGAAGGTGGTCGCTTATTCTTGGTGGCAGCGCCGCCCATCTTGAATCCGTGCGCTTTCTTTTTGGCTTTCATCTCAGCTTTAGTAACCGCAGCGCCACTTTCCCCTCTAAGTTCTTTTGCCATTTGAGCTTCAATTTCTCTCATAGTAAAAGCAGCCCCAGACTCTCTGCCCATATTGTTCTCAAGAAACTTTTGTCGCTTTTTAGCCCTTTCTTCCGAGAGTTTTTTTGATCTTTTCATCCTGCCAGTAGCAGAGCCACCATCTTTATATCCGGCCATTTTTTTATCCATCATATTATCGTCCTCTTCCCCTGGTTCGTCTATCAGTTATTTTGCCTCTTGGAGCAGTCCCTTTCTTTGGCTTCACGGGGTCTACTATTACTTTAGGCTTAGGCCCTGTTCTAGGAGCCTGTGGCGCTTTAGGCTTAGGCTTGGGCTTAGGCTTAGGCTTAGGCCCTGATCTTGGGGGCTTAGGCGCTGGTGCTGGTGCTGGAGTGCCTTGCTTTGCCAAGGTTCTACCAAACTCCTGCTGAAACTCTTCAGGACTGTACCGAGTAAGAGCCGTGTCACCTGTCAAACCAAAGGCCGAAGAATCTCGGACATATTCGTTTGTTGCTGGGTCATAACTAAAGCTAGGCATTACCGCCTGGCCGTCTGATCCTACTTGGGCGTTCTGCGTAGCCATCTGATTCATAAAGTCAACATTTGCCTGGAAGTCACCGGATGGTGCAGGCGTAGGTGCAGGACTCGACTTAACCGGCATAATTGTTCTTGTCGGTGGTGGCGGAGTCTTAACCGTTTGCCTTGTTCTTGTCTTCGGCAATGGCGTAGCTCTACCGTCACCTATACCAGTTAAATTGCCTGGTAGAGTGTCGGGGTTTATCTTAACGCCTGGCACTGTACCGGTTCCAGGTCGCATAGGTGGAACCTCAGAAGCTGGTATGCCACCAGGTCTAGGTGCTCTTGGGTCAGGTATTTTAGGACCTGGCATTACCCTTGGGTTATCTACCCTGGGAGCTGGAGTCGGAGCTCTACCGCCACCTAAGCCAGGGTCACTGAATAACGAGCTAGGATCTACCTGCGGCTTAGGCATAGGTCCACGGCCACCAGTCTCGTCAGGTAAGAAACGTCTTGGATCTACAGGAGCAGGAGTTGCAGTATTACCTACCTCATCTTGCACCTGCCTAAGTTCGGGCATGCCTCTTCGACCACCAATCCCATTTTGCAAAGCCTCGATTCGAGCTCTTAAATCACTGTCATCAAACCTGGGGATCTCACGTTCAGAGATATTGTTTACCCTGCCACCAAGATCACGGATTCTGGCCTGGATATCACTGGGATCAAATTGCGGGATCTCACGATTAGCCAGGGCATCTATTCTTGATTGAATAGCACTATCGTCAAACTGTGGGATCTCACGATTAGCCAGGGCATCTATTCTTGATTGAATACCACTTGCATCAAACTGTGGGATCTCACGATTAGCCAGAGCATCTATTCTTGCTTGAATATCACTGGGATCAAACTGTGGGATACTTCCAACTCGCCCGCTTAAATCAGCGATTCTTTTTTGTATGTCACCGTCATCAAACTTAGGGATAGATGATACTGCCTCGGCGTTGGCGTCCGCTGCAGCCTTAGCTGCTGCTATATTTGCCTGTATGGCTGCTGGATCAAATCCTTCAAACCGACGACCAAATCCACCTAACTCACCTTGCATTGCATCAATTCTAGCCTGGAGCGCAGGATCTACTGAGGGAGTCTCTGCAATAGTTGCAGCATTAGCATCCGCTGCAGCCTTAGCTGCTGCAATATTAGCCTGGATAGCTGCAGGGTCAAAACCACCAAAGCGATTATTGAATCCGCCAAACTGCTCTTGCAGGGCTTCTATTCGAGCCTGAATGTCTGGATCTACTGCGGGAATGCCTTCAACCGCTGCAGCATTAGCTGCTGCTGTGGCCTTAGCAGCTTCTGCCGCTTCTGCAGCAGCTGCAATGTTGGCTCGTATAGTGGCTGGGTCAAAGCCGCCAAAGCGTCCTTCAAAGCCGCCAAAGCGTCCTTCCATTGCATCAATTCTGGCTTGAAGGTCTGCAACCCTTTGAGCTTCTGCTTCTTCAGCTAAACGCTGTGACTCTGCTTCGGCTGCTTGTTGTGCAGCCATCGCTTCTGCAGCCGCTGCTTGCTGGGCTGCTGCTGCTGCCGCAGCTTCTTGCTCGGCCATCATCTCTGCAGCAATGCGGTCAGCTTCTGCAATAGTCGCAGCATCTGCCGCCGCCTTTTCTGCAGCAACACGCTCTTGCTCGGCTGCAGCGATTGCAGCTTCTTCTGCGGTTTGGGCATCAGCTGCTGCTTGTGCAGCCGCTGCTTCTTCTGCAGCTAATCTTTCCTGCTCCGCCTGGGCTGCCTGCTGATTAGCCAGGGCCGCAGCATCTGCCTCATCGCGGATATATTGTTGAGAAGACATCGTGGCAAATGGGTCGTCCTTCTCAAACGTAAACATTGGATTATCAGTTCTAGCGCCACGGTCAAAAACCGGACGATTCATCAGATAGTCAGCCTGCGCTGCATAAGGGCTTTGCTGGTTTCGGTATTGATCCTGGTACAAGTCAGACAATATCTTGTCATAACTTTGACCGCTAAATAGGGAGCCGGCGCCAGCAGGTGGCTGAGGCATTCTTTGTCCTCCGCCAGGTGGTCGTCGCTTAAAGAAGTCATCTGGCAGTAAGTTACCGCCACCTGGCATTGGCCTAGGCAGTGGCTGGGCCCGATCTATGGGCATAGGCTGGGGCATAGGCTGCAGTCTGTCCAAAAGACCACCGCCTGGCATAGGCTGAGGAAGTCTTTGCTCTGGGTAGCCTATAACAGGACCGCCTGGCATAGGAGCTGGACCGCCAGTAGCCTCATCACGATCATCTATGCCATTACGGTTAGAGTCTTGAAAATCCATAGTTCGCATTGGAGGCATTTGTCCGCCACCAAAGCCACCTTCACCACCCAAACCAGGATCGGAAAATAATGAGTCGTCGTACCCTGGAGGAGAAATTGGTCCTCGCCCAGGCTTGGGTATTCTAGGCGGAAGCCGTCTAGGTCCTGAACGGAGAGTTTCTTCTCGCAGTATTTGTGAACCTATATCACCAGGGAATTGACTCATAATTTATCACCAATTTTTACATGACCAGTAAGATGGTGCGAAAACGTCTTTCTTCTTCTGCACTGCATCGCAGTTATGCCTGGCTCGAAAGGACTTCTTTCTTGCCGGCTGGTCTGATTTAATTTTCATGTCAGGGTCGCCATACCTAACCAGTTTAACCTGGTCGCCTTTCTTGGCTAGAACCTTAAACTTTTTATTGGCTCCTGGCGTCCTTACCTGTTTATTGTAACCAGGAAAAGACTCGCCCCTATAGGAGAGCCTTCCTGATTTACCTCTTTTAACATCACCGGTTGTAGCCATTACGCATGGAATATGGTCATGTTAGAAAAGGTGGTAACGTCATACTGCAAGTAAATACCGTCCTTAAATAAGATACCCTCGTCTGGGACGGTGATATCTCTGGAGACAGTAGCACTTGCAACCGTACCTATTTTTAACTGTGAATCACCAGTAATGGATGTTGTGAGGAAATTCAAAACACCTGCCGCTGAAGAACATACAATGTAAGTTCCCTGCAACCTGGCTCTTCCAGCATAAATTGCTACTGCAGCGTTATTAGCCATCCCTACTGAAATGTTAGCTGCTGGCTGCGTATTAACCGCACCCGCAGTAACAGTCTTAAAATACTTGGTTCCGGTTACCGTAGTAGCAGAACCAAGCATAGTAAGGGTTTCAGTCTGAGCTGCGCCAT